ATTTTCTATTCCTCCGCCACACGGATGAGCGTTGACAGCGTCTTCACCGGCGCATGGGTGATATTGAACCGCCGGATCGGGTGGTGCGTGATGATGAACCGCCGGGCCTTCCTGCCGATGATCACCGGGAGCGCGTCCCGGACTGCCGTTATCTTCCCCGCCATCTATCGCTCCCTGACTGTGATGCTGGTACTGAGCGCCGCGGCCGCCCGCAGGATCTTCCCGAAGGGCGTACCGGTGAAGGGGACCGGCGTCTCCCCCGTATTGAACACCGGATACCCGAACACATTCCGGTTGAAGAGGCGCGTGGCCACAACCGGGGCCAGGGTGTTGAACACCGCCGAGTTGAAGATGTTCGGGTTGAAAAGCTTCTTTGCCATGTGCTACCTCAGATACAAAAAAACCCCGCGACAGATCGGGTCATCCGTCGTCACGGTGCTCGATGCCATGGGCTTCAATAGCTTTTCTCCCGCCATCCATGCGGAAAGATTTGTCCAGCCGGTATCGTTGGAGTGTTCGCCCGCCGCAGCCGCATCCGACCACGTGAGAAAATTCGCGGAGTTTCCCGCATCGACGAGTTGCACAACCTGCGTGCCCGTGCCGACCTTGCTCCAATACACAACCCAGCGATACTGCGTATATCCTCCGAAGTCCACGAGGATCTGTTCTCCGCCGAGGCCGGGGTATACGTTGACGAGCGACGCGGACAGGTTTGTTTTTGTGGCGTCATCCGGCCAACTGGCCCAAAGTTTCGTTTCTTTATAATCGCCCGCCTCGTACACGATCCAGCGGACGTTGGCCGCCGTCAAGGTAAACCCCCGGGCGGACGCATCCGCGACGATCGCGGCGACGATCAGGCTTTTCCACGTGCCCGGCGTGGCGAGCGGCAGCATGATTTCGTCCGCGCTTACGTCCGGGATCTCCAACTGGGCAACAGAATCAGAGATCGTATAGTGGGCGCTCACCGACTTGTAGGCCGGGTCCGGCGATACAAGCCCTCCGATTTGCAGCACCACGGCCAGCGTGACGGCCTGCGCGCCGGATGTGATTCCGAAAACAATCACCAAGATCAATGCAAATACTTTTTTCATTTCTCTATCCTCCATTTAGAATGGGTCTGCGAGCAGTGTGCTGCCCGCCATTACTCGAATTTCAGTTGCTGCCTCTGAAGCGGCATATAGTTGAAGCGTGCCGCTCACTGTGACAACGATCATTCCCTCCACTCGCACAAACATATTTGTCGCCGCCGTGGTAGATGAGGTGAAGCAATTGAGGTTCGGCACGGTTGTCGATACGGCGGTATTCACACATCCCGCAACGACTGTTTCCGCCCCATCACCGGTGATAACGTCGTCTATAATGCCATTGCTGGTTGACACGCCCGTGTCCTGGTAGGTCAATTGCGCAGTCAGCAGCGTCTGTGTGCCGGTGAAGTTCACACCGAAATCAGAGGCGTTCGCAATCGTAGCTATGCGAACCGCGAGCCAATAAGAATACCGCCACGTCCCCGCCGCAAGCGTGACGTTGAGTCCCGATACGTTCGTGCCGGTGGTCGTGCTGTTCGTGTAGTCGCTGGTGAGTTTTGCCGTGGTCGGCCCGCCGCCTGCGGTCTGGTCAGTGCTACACACCGGGAGGCCGTCTGTGCCGATAGCAGAGAGCTTGTCCGTTCCGCCGCAGGTGAGCGATTTCACCCCACCGAGGGTCGAGGCTCCGGGGTTCGGAAGGTCCGCGCCTACGATCCCGCCCCAGGACGGCTGTCCCGCCGCGTTGCCATGAAGCACCTGGGTCGTTGTGCCCTGGTTCGCGGTGAAGTCGGCCACGCCCACGCCCGCGCAGGTGGCCGCGCCCGAGGCGTTGAGGCTACGATTAAATTGATTTGTGCAGGATGTGCCGCCGTATGCCGTATGCGCGCCGGTGCCGGTCGTGGAAATAATCAAGCCCGTGGCGTTGCCCGACGTGGGTGGCCCGTAATCAGTACCGGATGATGCGATGGTAGGCACTCCGGTTGTGGTTGTGTTTTTCAATAATCCAGTGGAGAGACTGCCGAGCGCAAACTCATTAGATAAATTCGTTTCAGCGACCTTTGTTACAAAGCTTGCCCCGCTGATGTCCGTGGGGATCGCCGGCACGTTTATTTTGATCTGCCCAGCCGTGCCAATGTCAACCGTTGTATTCGTCCCATTGTTCCATACACGTTCATTTGTGAGTGTGGTATTTGCCGAATAGGTGGTATACTCACCATCCACCGGAGCGCCGCCTCCGCCACCCGGACAGGTGATATAATTCGGCTCTCCGCCCGCGCCGCCGGAGACGAGACAGAGGCTTGCCGTGGTGTCGTTGTCTGTGAGCTGGTTGAGCGCCAGCCTGCCGCTGTGATCGCTGCCGCTATCCAGCGCATGAGATCGGGCATGGAGCGCTCCGGACTGTGCGTTCGTCATATGGTAGTATTCATTCGTGGTTCCGCCCTGAATGCTGGCGAGACTATTGTGTAATGGCACGCCACCCGCCTCGAAGGTCGTCGCAAAGGCGCTTGATGTTTCGGTAATCGTCGAAGCCCCTTGCTGGATAATTACCCTGCCAATGAGAACCCCGTTCCCCGCTATGGCCGGTGGCACGGACACGAGCGTTGCCGCCGCTTTCGCATCGTTCAGAGTGGCATAGTTCCCCTGCCCATAGATGATCGCCAGTCTCGGCGTCGTCCCGACGATGAGGTACGCCCAATGGATGCCATAGTATGAGGCTGTGAGCGAGCCGAGTGTCCCATCGCTATCATCATAGCTTGCGTTGTCGATTGATTTTTGATCGACCGTCTTTGTCCAGCCACCCGCGCCATCACGGTAATAAGTGTCATAGACGTTCGCATTGGCTGTTCCCGCCACGGACGTGTCATAAGCATCGTGGGTGTGCTTGACGAGCGCATAATAAAAACTGCCGGCGGAAACGGCGAGATATCGCGCTGACGGGGAGGATAGATTTGTCCCGCCGTCGGTGTGTTCAAGAACTCCCGTATCGTAGAACCGCCTGCGAAGTTTACGGTTCGCGTCTACGTTCTGATTGCGGGCGTCGATAATATGGAGCTTGGTGCCCTCGCGGCTGATGGTGTAGAGGTGGCATTTATCCTCGCAGTTGAAGTCGGCTGACGAGGTGGTAACAAGGATTTGTGGCGACCCTGCGTTATAGTCTGCATAGACATAATTTGTCGCATTGTTCGTAAGGGCCAAATTATTCGCCGCGGGAAATGAGGTGCTCATCAACGTTGCAGACTCAGACGCCGAAGTCCGCAGCATGGCCTCTCCGGTTGCCGTGGAAACCGTTCCATCCCCATTGTCCGTAATTCCGCCGCCGGAAAGGATTGCCGCGCTCCATGAATACGTGACGACATCTTGCAGCGTTGTTATGATGTTCGGTCCGCCGTTTTTCTGGACGAGCACGTTTGCGTCTTGGATGGTTTCCAGCACATCGCCGTTTGCGTCGAGTGAGGCAAGGCCGCTTGATTGACCCTTGGAGGAAATGAAAGCATCAATGTCATCATGGGTGTTCGAGCCCTTGTTCGCCAGGTTGGCGTGGTCGGTGACTTCCTGCCAGGTTCCCGAGACTTTCAGAAAATGCTTGCGCGTGTCGGATTCATAGAACCGCGACAGGTCAGAGGCATAGACGGGCTTTGTGTCCGAGGACAGGCCGACGTAGGTGTCGAGCTTGAAGACCACCGCGGCATCGGCGCCGCCGGCCGCGAGGGCGAGCGCGAAGATCAGGGCAAGTATTTTTTTCATCATGGGCCTCATGTCGTCACGTCAAACCAATAGATCGGCGGTATGTTTATATCGCTCACCAGCATTCCCGCGGCCATGCGGTGGTTCGGAGTAACACCGGTGTCAATGGTAAAGATGATTATGCCCGAAGCAGGCCGCGCGGGCTCGGCCGTGCCTCCTGTGATTGTGATTGACCCGGTAACTTTGTGCGCCTTGTTCCATTCTGCCTTGTTGATCTCAGCAAGCGGATCATCGGCCGCGGTCGCAACATCTTCATGGGTGATGCCGTCCGCCATCTACCGTCTCCAGGAAAATAGAATGCCCTTCAGCTTGTCCAGGAAATGGATCCCCAGCGCGATGCCCGTGAAGATCAAGAAGAACAGCGGCCACATCCACCAGGGATTCTTCGGCCGCGTGAACGGGATGGGCTCCGTCTTGTGGCACTTCATGCAGTTCGTGCTTACCTGCACACTGCTCCAGGGCCACCAGCTTCTCGTGATGCTGATGAGGGCCGCGTCGCCCCGGTGATCGAACTTTGCCTGGGCCACCACGTTGCGGGGTTTCTTGTTCACGGGCACCTCCTTGCGCGAGCCCGTCTTCTCGACTGTGCGTTGTATCAGGGGCTCGCCCTGTTTGGTTTCCGTCAGGAGCGCCGGCGGCGCGATGGTCCGGCAGCCGAGGAGCAGGGCCAGGAGCGCGAAGGCCGCGACGGCTTTCCATGGGTCATGATTGTGGGGGCTGGACATCGCTTCCCTCCTTCGGCGGGTTCTTGTCGCCCAGGTTGATCATGCCGGCAAACCCGAGGATCCCGGCAACGGCCAGGCGGCCGAGCCACTCCTTGAGCGTCCAGGTCCGGGCCACGTCCCAGCCCGCCGAGGCGACCGTTACCGCCGCGCCGCCGAGCCAGAGCAGGAACCCGCGCGACCACCTGCGAAACGCCATCTCGTCGTGCAGAAAAGCATTCAAAAACTTTTTCATCCAGGTAATCATACCGGCCACACCTCCTTCACCTTTGTCGAGTCGCCTTCCGGGGCCAATGTATGTGGCACAGTTATAATCGTTCATGCCGGCCACGTTTCTTTCACCTGGCCCGCGTGAATATGCGCGAACCAATCGATCCCATGGGCCAGGACCTCGCCCAGGGTGTTGATGTTGTTGATCAGGTAACTTCGGTCAGCGGGGTTACTCAGGTAACGCAGCTCCACCAGGGCGCAGGGGACCTTGTCGTTGTTCAGGACGGTGAGGCGCTTCTTCAGCCGCAGCTCGTCGCGGAAGGCGCCGGTGTCAATGCCCCCGGTATAGGTGGCCAGCATCTTTTGCAGGCACCCGGCCAGCACCTTGTCCCCGGCGTCGCGGTAATAGGTCTCGATGCCCGCCACTCTTTCCTCGGTCGAGGCATTGCAGTGGATGGACACGAAGGCCTCGCACTTGTACTCGTTCATCAGCCGCACGCGCTCCACGCGGGGGATGCCGATGTCCCGGTCCCGGGTCAGGAACACGTCATGCCCCAGGTCCCGCAGCACGTTGGCGCAGCGCAGGCCCACGGCCAGGGTCACGTCCTCTTCCTCCGTGCCGCCGTACACCGCGCCCGGATCGTCCCCGCCGTGTCCCGGATCAAGTAGTATTTTCATATCTCTCCTTCAAACCCAAGGCTTCGTCGTTGCCGTCCTTCGAGCCTTCGTGCCTTCGTGGTGGAAAGTGTGTTGACTCTTCATCCTTTTATCCACGACATCGAGAACCGCTTCATCTGCACCAGCTTCTGCGTCTCCCCCGCGTCGTTCACCACGTTCACGGCCTGGGAGGCGTCCTCATCCACGTCGCCGTTCGCCTGCACCCACTTGTACCCTTCGGGCGCCCACCACTCCAGGGCCGCGCGGACGCTGTCCACCAGGTCCAGGATCCCCACTGCCGCGCCCTTGCCCACGATGACCGTGCCGTACTGGTGGAGTTGCACGCAGCAGACGAACTCGACTTCGAGATCGGCCTTCTGTCGGGCCATGCCGAGATAGTAGTGTTGATTGACCGGTCCATCCTTCAGCCCCACGCAGGGGAAGGTCGTGGTCTCGGGAAAATAAAACTGGTCCGGCAGAAAATGCACCGCCTTGTCCCCGCCGAGGATTTCCACCTGGGCGACAAGCCGGGCCTTGATGGCTTCGAGCAGGGTCTTCATGGTTTATCTCCGGCTATATGGTCCAGGATCGCCTTCACGATCTTCTCCTCGTCCTCGGGATGCAACAACATGAACGGACGGGCTGGAATCTTGCCTTCATCCCAGCCTTTCTGATGCACCCAGGCATAGGGCACGTTGGTGCCGACCCGGAGTTCCAGCGGCTTGTTCACGGAAATCCCGTCTCGCGAAGGAAATCCTATGGATGCCATGAGCATGCCCGTATCACGGAGAGGCTTGGCCCCGGCCATATATTTTGCCGCGCCTTTGGTGATGCGGCCTTTGTTTGCTCCGCGCTGAATCCACATTTTTGAGTGGCTTCTTTTTTCCGTTGCGGTCCAGGTAGAGCCCATGTGTTCCCGCGCCCGGCGTTCCAACGTCGAAGCCTTGAGCGGCTCCCACCGCTCCGGCCTGCCGCCGGCCATGAAGTTCCGCTGCGTGGATTCCAGGATCAAAAGCCGCGCGACCTTGAACGCCGGCCGCAGGTCCTTCGCCTTGCCCGCGATATTCCGGAGTTCGTCGACGGCCTTCTTTTCTCCGTTCACCGATACGTGGAGCGTCAGCATTTCATTTGCCCCTGGAAAGCTGAATCAACAGCACGACCAAAACGCCGATGGCCGCGATGGCCTGAAAGAACCCCGTGAGCACCAAATGCCAGATGCGTTTTTCCAGTTTTTCTAACAGCGCGTTCTGCACCTCATGTCTCTCCCTGCAATATTCCCGAAGCACCAGCCGGTCCGTCATGCTCATGGTTTTGAGCACGATGTGTTCAATCAAGGCGTCCTGGTTTGCCGGCATGTCTGCTTGCTGGGTCATAGATTTTTATCCGGGTCTTCATCCCTCAACCCAAAACTAAAAACTCAAAACCAAAAACCGCTTTACCATACGTTCATCGTGCCGACCCGGGTCGTAAGATACCCGTCAGGCACATAATCCGCACCTGTTGTCCAGGTTCCCCCGTTCATCCCCTGCTCTATCCAGTAGCTCGCCCAGTCCGCACCGAGGACCGGCTGATTTGCGGCAGCGGCCGTGTGCGCCGCGATGCAGGTATAGGTTTTCCCATCCGTGCCCAGTATTACCGAGGCCGGGGCCGTTGCGTGCCGCACGAACGTCGGGGCTGCATTTTGTGTGGTGCTCGCCGGCAGGCTGCTCTCGTCCGTCACGCCCGGGATCTGTCGCTCGCCCTTGGCGATGGCGGACAACCACGACATGGCCTTATTGTACCGGTCCAGGAGCGTCGCCGGCTTCGGCCTGTTGCGGTAGAGGTTGAACGCCGCGAGCGTCGCGGACCAGCCGGAGACGATGGCCGGGACCGCCGTGTACGCGCTGCCGTCCACCCACGTCCCGCCGGAGGAACCCTTCTGCTGCCAGTAGGTCGCCCAGTTCGCCCCGGTGACCGGCTTGTTCAGGGCCGCCGCCGTATGCGCCAGGATGCAGGCGTAGTTCTTCGTGTCCGTTCCGACGACCTCGGACGCCGGGCCGAAGGGGACCGTATACTGCGCCTGGCAATAGGCGTTGATCTCCGCGTCTGCCTTGATGATGGCCGCCGTAACCTTCACCGGGTCCACGGCCCCGACGTTCCCGTCGTCCGTGAGCTGGATGAGCTCCTCCTCGGTCATCTCGAGGCTGATTATGTCGGTCTGTGAGCAGTAGGGCATTTACTTCTGCACCTTCCAGTCGGCCTCTTCGTGGCTCTTCACCGTCGTGGGATGGACGGCAATCTTTTCGCCGCCCTTGAACATGACGACCAAACCGTCGGCAATCTCCGGTTCCGGAGGCTTGTTCTCATCCTGATTGTTTGGATTTTCAGAAGGAGGATTTTCCAATTCTTTTTCTTTCTTTGCCATATTTTCACCTCAAGAATCGGAGGGGACCGGGGTCCCCTCCGTAATTGTTCGCTCAGTATCAGCCGAGCAGGATGGCGATGTGTTCCGCCTTGACTACCTTGACGCCCCAGGCGATGCCGACAATGTACACGAGCTGCCGGTACTGCCGGTAGGCCGCCACCTGGAAGACCAGGCCGCTGACCGGGTCGGTGACATAGACCACGTCATCGGCCATGTCCATGGGCCTGCCATCGGGACCGATCGGCATGGCCGGGGCCCGGGCCACGAGATGGATGGCCTCTCTCGCGAAAGCCATGTTGGCCGTGTAGCTGTTGCCGATGGTCATGGCGTTCGCCGTGCCGATGGTGACCAGGGCGCCGGGCTTGGCCAGGGAGATGGTGCCGGGGGCGGCAACGCCGACCGATACCATGTACTTGTTGACCGCATCCGCCGCGAAGGTGACCACGTCGCCGGCGAGTACCGTGCCGGAACCGGTGATCAACGCGATATCGGTCACACCCGGAGCGGTTGATCCGTTCGTCACATAGGCCGAGCCGGTGCCCTTGGTGTGGGCCTTGACTCCGGCCGATTCACCCACACCGAAGCCTTCGAGCCTGCCGATGATCCCGTCGCGCAGCAGATCGCTGGTCCCGGACTCGTTCACCTTGAAGAGCACGGCCTGCTTGCCGCCGATGTTCGCGCCGGCCGCGGTGCTCAACACGCAGCGGAGCTGGCCCATGGGCGCGCCGTTGTCTTTGAGGATCTTCTTGATCTGCGCAATATCCGACAGATCGTTCGCCGTGGCGAAAGGCGCCGTGCCCGCCGTGCCGTAGGCCCGGGAGGCGTATTTGTAGAGCCCCCCCAGGTCGCCTTCGATCTCGTTCGCCAGGGTGCGGAAGGCCTGGGCGAACTGTTGCTGCAGGAGGGTGTCATACCAACCCGCATTGATGCCGCCCTTCTGTTCCTCGCCGTTCCACCGGATGGGGACGCCGCGGCTTTTGCTGATGGTGATGGTCCCGTTGCCGATGGTCTGGTCGCCGGAATCCGGCGCAGTGACCGCCGGAGCAATGTCCGCGGCCGCCGCTGCCGGCGCCACGGGGTAGGTTATGGTCTGGTCCTTGGCGGCCTGCTCCGCGGAAGAATTGCGCGTCACCGCCGGGATGAACCCGATCAGCTCGCGCGAAACGATATCCAGCCCCGCGTACATGCTGGGTATCAGGTTGGTTAACGTGTTTGCCATGGTAATTTCTCCTTGAGAAAGTTCTTAGTTTTTAGTTCTGAATTTTGAGTTAAACTAAGCACCAAAAACCCAAAACTCAAAACTGCTTTTAGTCGATGACCTTCCCGCCAGCCTTGAAGAATGTCGCCTGGTCCTTCGGCGTCATCTCCGCAAGCTGCGTGCGGTCCACGAGTTTCTGTTCTTTGCCCTTGTTCGGGTCGTTGCCGGTCCCGCCCATCTCGCCGAGCCGGAGAATGCTGTTCTTCGGGAAGGCGGAGAGGAACCGCTTCATGAACGCGAGCGGCGTGATCTCGGCGGACTTCTCGCCGAACTTCACGACTGCGTGATCGTCCAGGCCCTGCATGAACTTGTCCAGGCCCATGACCCGGAGCGCCGGGGAGAGTTTGCCCTCCCGGAGGCAGCCTTCGAGGAACCGGTCGATGTCCTCGCGCTGGGTCCGCTTCTCGACCTCCGAAAGCTTCGTGACGGACGCCTCTTTTTCGGCCTCAAGGGTCTTGATCTTGTCGTCCTTTGCCTTTGCTTCGTCCTGCAACTTCGTCACACTCTCAGAGAGGGTGGTGACCTGTTCCGCTAATTTTTCAATGTCCATGTCCGTGGTCTCCTTTCCGCCGTCCGGCGGGACGTTTGTGCCGTTCCCTGCCGCGGGTGCGGCTGCCTGGGGTGCGGCTGACTTTGGGGCGGCCTCAGAGAGCGTGACCCATGTGGTTGGTTGATCAGGCGTCTCGCCAAAGACGAGATGCGCCTGGCTTGCGTCTTTCATATCCTTGATGGCGGGGATCGGTACAAAGGACACCCTTCGGATGACCTTGCCGACCGTCTTTTCCCCCGCCTTATAGTTGTTGTAAATCTCCGAGGAGATGCGTTTGAGCTCCGTTCCGATCTTGTCCACGGCGCCCTTGGCGATGTCCTTGAATGTGGCGAAGAGGCTGATACTACCGTCCGCGTTTTTCTTTTTCACGAGACTCGCCGGGTCCATCCAGCCCACCTGCGGCGCGCCCACGGTCGCGGCGTTGATCGCCGCGCTCGCATCTCCCTCGGCGTGGCTCACGACCATCGGCGGCTTGATCGTGGCCTTCAATACCTCGGCGTTCTTGATCATTTCGTCGAGATCGGATTCGATGAAAGTGATTTTTGCGCCGGTCTCGGAAACATGGTCCCCGGTCTTCACGATCTCCACGTTCTGAAGTTCCGCCAACGCCTCATAGGCGATCTTCACCGGCTTGCTGTCGCCCAAGCTCACGGCCCCATCCGCGGCCATGGTATAGGGATATTCAAAAAGCTTTCCGCCGTCCTCAACAACCACATGGTCGTCAAACATGTCCCGGATCCAGGGATAGGATTCCGGCATCATTGCGGATTTTACCTTGCCGCTTTTTATCCCCGATATGGCCTCCTGCACCATCCGGCGCTTGTCCTCGAAACTGAATTCGGCGAATTTTTGAGTATCCATTTTCTCAGCCTCCTGCGGCGTCATGCCGTGTTTTTTTAATTGCTCCGCGAAAGCAATCTTCGCACCTTCCGGCTAAAGGTCTGGTCCGGCATCACAATGGTACTCGGCGCGGGAACCGCCGGTTCATCCGGCACAAATACAATGCCGAAGGACCGCCGCTGGCCGTTGATCAGTTCCTCCCGGATTGCAAAGGTAAGTTTCTCCCGTTCGAGCAGTTCCCGGAATTCCTTCTCCGCCCGCTGTATCCGTTCAAGCACCGCCTGTTCCTGTTCCATAGTTATCCTCCAAATCCCGGGTCCGGTTTCCCCTTTGGATAATCTGAAATCATATCCTGGTTGAAATCGTATTTATTCACCGTCACGAATGTACATCTGTCTTCAAAATGATTCGGTGGACGGATGATATTCCAGATCGGATCATCAGCCAGATAAATATTGCCGTCGAGTTCAGCGCAGAAGTCGCATACCCTGTCATCCATGATCGCCGTGTACTCATAGGCCGGGAAATACGCTTTCACATCCGGGTCCTGGTACATCTCCCACCGGCCTTCATTGTACGCTCCCATCATGTTCGTGCGGAACACCGTCTCCGCGTGATAGTCGAGGATGCCCGCTCCCACGGTCCCCTCGCGGCCATAGACGGGCGTGGCGTATTTCACCTGCATCTCGTTCAGCTTGAACTTGAACTCGTCCGCGGTCATGCCGTTCTTCAGCGCGTCGGTCAGAAGAAACAAAACATCTTTCTCGATATTCACTTTTTCCAGGCCCGTTACGTAAAAGGCCTCGGACATGAGTTTCTTCGTCAGGGCGTCGAATTCCGCGCTCGTCATCGGCACCTTGCCGGCAAAGAACTTCACCCCCTCTTCCCGCC